AATACATAGCCCATAATTCGCATTATAGACTTTGCAAAGCTAATTTGTTGATGTTTTTTAGGATCTGGATGATTCATGATTGTTTAAAATGTTTGTTACGTGTTCTACTACTTGTTCCCAAGTTACTGGTCCATTTTCGTCTGCGTACTTAACTGGATCTTTTCTTCCAAGTTTCAAGAATGCTTCTACTCTCTCTACTGAAGATGCTGATTTGTAATCTGAATACCATTCGTAGTTAGGTCCTCCAGGTACCATTCCTGTAAATACAGCAATTGGCTTGTATGAAGTATTAGTTCTACTATACACATCATCAAAGTCAATATGAAGGATATCACAGCATTTTGCTCCATCTTCTAGTATTCCATACTTATCTGTCTGTAAGTAAGGCGTATACAGAGATACCCTTTCAGAACCCCAGTTACCTGATTTAAATGCTTCAAAGTCTGCATCTCTAAATTCCTGTCTGCAGTCTGGATAGATTTCGTGGTCGCCAGCATGCACGCCTAAAGCAATTGCACAACTGGTATTTTTTTGCTCAGCAATAGATAATGCAACTGCTTGAATGATTGAACTAAAGATTTTATTTCTGTTAGGTACAACCGTTGCTTTCATATTCTCCTCTGCATAGTGGCCTTCTGGAACTTCTGCTCCACCTGTCACAAGTGTTGAATTAAGTAGTTGAGCTAAACCATCAAGCCTGATTACCTGATATCTGATTGCAGGGTAATCTAAAGGGACTAATTGTTGATTTAAATACCGAACTAGTGAACTAGCTCTTTCGAGTTCTACTGAGTGTTTTTGACCGTAGTCAAAGGATAATGCTGTTACTTCGTAGCCGTCAGCAAGTAGACGAAGTAATAGTGTCGAAGAGTCCATCCCTCCGCTGAGTGATAAAACACAATGTTTCATATTGTTTTTAATAACCATTTATTAATATCGAATGTAGTATTTTTTTCTAGGAAGTGCAACTCCGAATGACAGTTTCTACATAGTCGAATGCATTTTTTTAATTCTCTCTCCAACTGTGTCCTTGTCCATCGGTTAGTTGCTCCGATTGTTATAGTTTTTTCTGATGGATCTATGTGATGAAAATCAATTACATAGTGTCTTGATTCTCCACATTTCACACATCCCTTACTTCTTTCTTCTTGTAGGTAGTTTTTATTATTTGCAACTCTTTTTTTATCGTAAGCTTTCCACTGTTCTTTTCCTTCTGCTTTTCGCCAAGACTTAGTTCTTTCTTTAATGCAAAATTTACAACGTGAAGTGGTTGTTAGTTCAGTTGCTTTCTTCCTTTCATAGAATTCAGAAGCGGGTTTTTCTAGTTTACAGCAAGTACAAATTGGCATGGGGTATATTCTTTATCTATTATAAATATACCCCAATTCAATTTTTAGAATGTTACTGAATAGATTGTTCTAATAGATAGATCAGACATTTCATACTCAGCTAAGTCTTTATCTCTAGCTACTTGAAAGTCTACTGACTGTCCGTTTTTAGTTTCTACCCAAAGTTCTTTAATGAACTCGGTCTTAGTAATTTTTTCGTTTTCGTCTCTTGTTACTTTAAAAACTGCTACTTTGTTTTGCATAATTGTGTTTGTTGGTAATAATGTTGTTGTTGATGTTAGTGTACTAGAACTTGCTATAGTTCCAGAAGTAAGTTTGTAATAAGAAATTTCACCAAAGTTTGGCATATAAACATTAGCTGTTCCTGTTACTAGACTACCGTAAGTATTATGTGGCTCCATATTAAAATTTATTTGCTAGGTTAATTATAAATTGTTCTTCTTCTAATGTAAGGTAAATTCTTTTAGAATGCAACTTAGCTAAAGCATTTTTATAAGTTTCATCCTGAAGGTTGTCCTCTCCCGCTTGTGCAATATACCCAGGCATGTATCCATCTTCTGTTAAACATTTTGCCAGTTGCTTTTTTTCTCCTCTTGAACACTCGTAATAAAAATCTTCAACGTCGACATCAATGTCAACATCTACTTCTACTCCCCATTGTGATACTCTTGCCATATTAATTTTTCTCCTTTTCTAACATTGTTAAAAGCACTATCAACAAAGTAATGTGCGTGGTTAAAGAGGTACTGCATCCAGTGATGAAAGTACTGATAGCTGCTGCTAAATTAAAGCCGATTGCCAGACCTACTAGTCTGTTCTTATTTACTGTGCTCATAAGTATAATTCTCCTTTTTGGTTGTTATTAGATTGTCCGGCTGAGAAGTAACCTTTCAGCCAATTCTCCGGGTACATTTGAATCCAGCCTCTATAGACTGTATTGCTTACATATTTTCTATCTGTTGGTATTCCATCGGCCATTGCAGCGTTGTGAACTTGTTTCCCTAGTTCCGAACCTGCTGCTTTGCCTAGATAGTCGTAAAGTGATAAAAATTTTTCCATACCTTATTTTTATTATACCTAAAGTTACGAACTTTTTTTCTTCTTAACAACTTTTTTCTTCTTTTCTTTTAAAGAATCTAAAAATTCTTTTGTGTAGGTATGCTCTACTCTAAACGGTCCGTAAGCAGATTTACTCTTATCGTAATGCCAGATTGAGACAGTCCCGTCATCGCTAACATACTCCCGGGTAAATTTCTGCAGAGGCTCGGTTTGAGTTTTAGGAATGTAAGCCATTGTTAGATAGGCATTTCAGGGTCAATAACATACTGCTGTTCTGCATTTAATTTTTCATAGAACTGCCCTTTGGCAATCTTATAAATTTCATCAATGCCGTCAATGTTGTGATTCTTTGCCAGGTGTAAAATGATATCCTGATTCATGGAAGCATCAACAGAAGCTACTACCTTACCTTCTGGGGTTAGTTTTTCGATTGTTATTTTAAATTGGTTGTTCATTTTTATCCTTAATATATTCATCATAATCACTAAACTTAAGACCCCACTGTAATCCTGCCCACATCATCTCTCTTTCGGCCGTCTTAGCGGAGAGTCTTAAGTTTTTCATGAGGTATTTTTTACCCCATAACTTCCAGTCCTCAGATTGTTGTACAGTCATAGTCCATTGCTGAAACCAGTTGTCTTGTCTGTCTTTAATGTCTTCGTAGGTAACCTGGTGACCGGCAATGATGAACATTTGATTGATTAGATCAACGACTGCTTTGTCCCATTTCTGTTCTCTGGTTAAACGTTTGGTCATTGTTAATTTTATTCTTAGTGTGAATCTCCTACGTTGTGTTTTTCTCCGTAGATTAAATAGTCTGGATTGATCACTTTGGCTACTTTATGTCTGTTACCATCAATTGCTTTAATAACAATTCCTTCATGAGGTACTTTAGTACCTTCAATTTTATCAAAGGTATATTTAGTAAGTAAATCCTCAGACCAATTAGTAATAGATAAAATTGGAACATAATCAAGACCTAACAAACCATGAATTTTAAAACTATCTACATTTGATTGATATTCACCATTAATAGTAACATCAAATCCTGCATATTCAATTTCTTTCAAACCATAGTCATAATTCTTTTGAATACCAGGACCATAAATTTCTCCATAGATTACAATACCTGACCCAATATCAAGACTATGTCTACCTGATTTAAATACTTCCCATAATCTTTCTCTAATTTTATATTTTTCAGCAATAGTTTTCCAAACATCAGTATCGTAAAAACCTTGTGAATCAGATCCTTTTTCTACGTTATGTGAACCGTAAACATATTCATACTCAACCCATTTGTCCCCAAAGAAACGTTTTACTTTATCCCATAAGTTAAGTTTGCGTTTTTTACAAATTCCAAACCGGGCATTAGTACCATGAATCTTACGAGTTATTTCTACTTCGTCTGTTTCTGTAAACATACCTTGAACATTCTTGATGTTTGGAAACTTGTAGTAAATACCAAAGTTAGGATTTTGATGGTATTTCATTTTACGACCTGATGCTAACTGTACTTGAACTGCAGGTGGTTCGTATTTGTAGATTTTTAATACATCCATCATATCCTCACCTTCATCCCATTTAGTGTTAGCATAACCAGTTGCTTTAGCAGCCATACTTATAGGAATAATTAAACACTCGGAATATACTCCACGTAACTTAACTGTGCGTACACGTTGACCTTTACGTAAGTAATTGGTTACATTCATTGCATCTGATAATTCTTGAGGAATAACAGCATCAGTAGTTGCTACTACAACTAAATCACGGTGAGTATATTCTCCTTTTTTTACAATACAATTCCAACCTCCAATTACTGCTAATTCAATATTGTCGGCTCCTTCAATTGGTTTTACTTCCCCAATACGGGCAACATAGCATACACTGTTTTGATTTTCCATTTTACTAATTAATTAATATTTTCTTGATATTCTCTTTTATTCTTATGTTGAGTTCTCATTGTTTCTCCCTTGTTTGTAAAGTAGTGATACCGGCCACCATCGCTAAAGCGGTATACCTTAACACCATCTTTTTCAAATAAGAATTCAACTCTAAAACCATTACCTTCTGTTGATGTTTCTTGCGGGTCCTTATAACAACTAGACATTAACATCACTATCATTAAAACAAATACTATTTTTTTCATAACTTTTATTTTCTGTTTTTTATTTGTTAAAAAGATCATTAGTACTAGTTTCTTGCTTCTTCTCCTCTGTAGGTTTAACAAACCCTGCAGACATTAGTTCTACGAGGTCGTCTTTGTGTTTCTTTTGGTTATTAAGTGCATATCTCATCTTAGCTTCAAGTATTGTAAACAAAGGAGAAACCTTGTATTTAAAGCCTCTGTATTCAATATACTCATAACGCTGCTTTGGATCAATTTTATAATCTACTTTAACACCGTCGTATAAGAAAGTTTCATCAAAGTCATTCCCTGATGCTTTTGCATCTAATTGTTGTACCACATCTTCTTCCCCTTCTGGGTCTTCAACTAAGATAAAATAAGGGCTTATTAAATCTAGATCTGAGTTTCCTTTGTCTATCCAGCGGCTTAGGCGTGCTCCGTGTAAAAATAATCCAGCAGAACCCCCTACATGGAACATTGGGTATCTTTCTTGAATTTCTTTTAGTGTGTCTAATTGTAGATTTTGTTCCATTGTTTTTGTGTTTTTCTCAAGACTAGCCAGCATAAGATCATGCTTTGTCAACTCTCTAAGTATTCTGAAAGATGTTGTTATTGACTTATCAGAATCGTCTGTGAATGCTCCAAGTACCTGTATTTCACAGAAGCGGTTTTCTCCGTACTTATTGGTGTAGTGGTTGTAAACATCCTCTAGTTTATTACAGTAATGATACCCATCACCGGTACACAACTTCGGTGTTTTTAATTCTACGTTCTTACTGTAGATTTCTCCTACTTGAAATTGCTCTCCTCGGCATTTCAAGTCTTTATCGAATCCTTTGTATGCTAATTTCATAACTTTTATTTTCTGTTTTTCTTTCTAGCTTTTTTAGCTGCTTTACTTTTGTTTCTTGCCTTAACTTGTTTTTTAGTCATTGGACCTTTTATAGGTGTTGAACCGTAAGTTGTTTCGCTCCAGTCTAATGATTCATATGCTTGTTTCATAGCTTCATCATAAGAACCACCTGCCATCATTGCAGCTAGAGGTAGTACTGTCTCTTTATTTAATTTTACCATAACTTTTTATTTCTATACTCTAAAGATACGAAGAAAGACTCACAAAAGCAAGCCTTTCCTCATAAATGTTTTTAATTTTTATTTCAAACGATTTCTAATTTCGTCTAGGGTAGTTCTGTATACTACATTACCATTATGGTAAATAGTTTGTAATTCACCTGTATTCTCAGTTTTCCAATTACAACGGTCATACAATTCATAACCGCCATCAACTTCACTTTTAAATACAGCTAATAATCCTGTAGCAGATTTCTTAGTTCCATCATCAGTGATTGGATCTTTGAAGATTTCTCTACCTACTGTTTTAAACCCAAGTATACCGTCTTTGTCTGGCACATTTCCTAAACCATCAAGTTCCAATACCTCTACATAAGTTGCTTTCATTGCAAATCCAAATGTATCTCTAGTATTATATTGGTAAGTAAATGAACCAATACCTAATACTACGTTAGTTGAAGCAAATCCTTTAGCTTCTAAACGTTTACAGATCTCATCTGCTCTATCAATAGTAATTGAATCACCGTAAATAGCTCCAATATGACTATCAAGGACTTTATAACCTTGTTCGTTTACTGTTCCACCAAATACATCCCAAAGCAATTCGATAACACCTTTCCATTCAGGTTTCATTGTGATATCCTTTGTCCACATTGAGTTTGCTGTGTTTAATCCACATAAAATATCAGCCGGATCACCTGAGTCAGGACGAATAACCAATTTACCATCACGAGCCATAATTTCTTCTTTCAAAGTAACTACATGCTCGGTACATACTTTCCATAAGTCCCAAGTATCAGATACAACTGATAAAATACCTGTTGGATAAGTTTCTAACAATCTACGGAATGTATCAACTTCATCTTCCTTACCACCAGCACACATTACACTATGTTCAGTAGCGTTTACAGAACCACATACCATTCCTTCAGCATTATAATACTTTCTAGCACCATAAATAGTAGGTAATGAATCTGATCCTAAGAATGAAGTTAAGTGACCTAAACCTGAACTAATAACAGCTTCGGCTGAATCCATACCTCTCATTGAGAAGTCATGACCTTGCCAATCAATAAACCATGCTCGTTCAGCATCTGTTTTCTCCATCCACTTAGTTAATACTTTTCTATATTGATGAGCAATAGTAGCAGATGTCATTGGCTTCCACAACAAGTTAGACAAGATAGTCTCTAAATAATTTGTAACCCAATAAAAATCAGGTACAGTGTTGTAGATAGTTAATACAGGAACTTTCATTGGTACTTTAGTACCCTCAGGCAATGCTTTAACACAAATAGGCAAATAACCTAAATCATGCAATGCTTCAAAGTGAGATACATCATAATCAGTACCTAAGTACATAGACAACTCACGTTTCATCTCTCCGCACACCTCATCTTTAGGTCTACTAAAGAAGTCGTTTTGAAATGCTTCATGTAGTTGCTGCATTACCATTTGCGTACCAAACACAACTACTTCATTACATCCTTTAGGAGCGTATTTATTTGAACGTGGTGTAAAATTTGAATAAACCAACGTGGTTCCCTTTGGGTATTGTTGGTGGTGGCCTGTTTTGTAACCGTCTGTTAATAATAATGGGTTCATATTTTATTTTTTTTATAACCTAAATATACGAATATTTTTTTGAAAAACCAAATTTCTTTTAAAATATACTAATTTGTTTTACTAATTCGTTATCAATATCTTTATATGAGTTAGTGGTATAAATACATTCAAACCACTTACCTAACTCATCAAAACCAGCACTAAAAATACCATGAGTAACAACTAAATAAAGTTTAGCATTTGGTCTTTGATTTTGAATTGCTTTAGCTAATTCAATAAATGTTCTACCACCATCACAAATATCATCTATGATAACATATTTTAATTCTTCATCAGTTGTACTAACAGGTAAATTAGGAACCTCAGTATGTAAAATTTGTCCTGTTTTTAAATCTCTAACTTTAGTAGCTGTAGCAACATTGTCGATATTAAATTTCTGAGCTACATCAAATACTTTCTTATATGCTCCAGCATCAGGACTTACCAAACATACACTATTTTTAGCTCCGTTAGTTCCGTAATATCCCTTATTATCAATTTGGGTTAAAGCTTGTTTAGCTAAATAAAAGTTTGAATGCTTAACGTAATTGTTTAGACATGCCTCTAATACATCTGAGTGTGGATCCAATACTTCAACAGTTGCAAAATCTAATGAATTAATGATAGGACAAATTACTTCCTTTAAGTAATTAACACCACCCAAACCAAACTTTCTATCTGAACGTGAACCTAAAAAGTAAGGTACATAAAGATGAATTGGTTTAGTTGTAATGTTTCTAAGTGCTTTAGTTGCACAAATTAAAATTTCTAAATCCAGAAATGAATTTAATCTTGTTGCAATTCTAATATCATCTGTAATATTAAAAAAACCTGCTAAATCAACTGATTGTTGTCCATCAGGAAACTTATTGATTTTGTATTTAATGTATGATTTTTCTTGGTTTACTAAATTTAAATGTAACATATTTTTTTATTTAAAGATACGAACTTAAAGTGAGACTTCAAACCTTTTTTTCATTTTTTCTAAAGTTTCTTCTGGTACATTATGTTCATTAATGCCTTCATGTCTATTCTCTACTATCAAGGAGTGAACTCTATAACCATACTGCTCGGCTAGTTTATAATAATATTCCATTTCCCACTCCTGGGTGAATGTATTCGATACAATAATGGTTTCAAATCCGCCTGGGTTCATCCAGTCTTCAACTACATCATGACACCGGTTATGTGCATCTTTTAGTCTGCTTGCATCAAATTTATACTCGCCGTCTTTCATAAAGAACATATCTGCTTCTATATGACCAGCACCGGCATGTGATATTAATCGGGCAAATGTTGATTTACCTGAACCTGGTAGTCCTCTTAGTAATATTAGTTCTTTCATTTTTCTTTTACTATTTCAATTAATTTTTTAAGACAAGCAAGTTCTGCTTCTTCGTAGGTTTGATATACCCATTCACCAGCAGGTGCATCAGGATGTGATGTTAAGTATTCATCAAATATCCCTGTGTAGTTATATAAAGACCAGTTGTAACCCCACTTATGATCATGCTGTGAGCATTCTCTATCAATGCTATAATGTATATCGTAGTTCTCTCTAAAGAATCTAAATGCTTGTGAGTAGGTTGGTGCTGAGCAACAAGCGTATGTAAAATCTTCTTCTATGTATTCAGAGTCATAATGTAATCCGTCATGTGCATACCAAGCAAAATAATCATTTTGTGGGTATCCAAGTTGCTTTAACTCAAATGCTTCTTGGTATGGTGTAAATTCTTTATTCATAGTCTGCGCTCATGGTGGTCTTTAGGTAATGCTAATTTTTTAATTGGTTGATCTTTAAGAGTAAAATACACCTGATTCAAACTAGTAGGCTCTAAACGACTGCCGTCTACACCTACATCCATTGCTTTACCTTCAGCAATTCTTTGGTGTGGGGGTAAATGAACATGACCATGTAAATGCATCACTCCTTCATTCATTTTATTCCAACTAGCGATTGGGTAGTGCATTAAAACAAAGTTAAACTTATCCATTCTACCTTTAGCAAATTCGGAAGGACGTCTAACATCCAATTCAACATAGTGGTTAACAGATGCAAACAAATCCTGAACATTGTCTTTGTTGTTTGCAATATGGTGATCATGATTACCGAGTATTAAGTGAATATTCTTACAGTTAACCCTGTTTCTGAATTCAGCAATCTTTTCAAATCCACCAAATGACCAATCACCTAAATGAAATAAAATATCATTTTCACCTACACTTTGATTAATCCAAAATACTAATTCATCATTCATTCTATCTAATGAACTGAATTTACGAGTCACACTCTCAGCATCAGTCCACTTAGTAGTTGCACTGCAAATATTACTATGACCGTAGTGAGTGTCGCTGGTAAAAAATAATCTTTGTCCTTTGTCTAAAACAATTTTCATAACTTTTATTTCTATATTATAAAGATACGAATTATTTTGCTAAAAAGCAACTCAGTCCCAAAAACTTTCTATTCTCTCATTTAAAATATAAAACAATAAACGTCTTGCTTTGGTATGCTGTGCTTGACATTTATGCATCATTTTATTATCCATAGGCGTACTATCATAGTATTCCTGGTAGTAGTCTTCGTTTTGTAGTTTGTCAATTAGCCTAACACAGGTCATTATTAACTCAGCATCACGCTCGGCACTTTCATGAGAACCATGTTTACGTAGATAGCTGGCTTGTTTCTTTAATTTAAACTGCAGTGCTTTAAGAGTGAAATCATAATCCCAATCTCGGTCTTTCCAGACTAAGGGAAACCAAACCCATAAGTTTTTAATGCCTGTCCAAATTCGTCTATGTAGATGCTTTACATCCCATATAAACCACCTGTAGAGTTTCCAGTACCATTGATTATATTCGTTGTTCATAACTTTTATTTCTATACTCTAAAGATACGAAAAAAGGCTCACATAAGCAAGCCTTTTCTCATAAATGTTTTTTTAATTTTTTACATGTCTAATAGCTTACGCCATTTCTTTTGTACTTCATATGTGTCACCACATACATAAGCATTGATTTCATTCATTGCTGTAACTACATCTTCAAAAGCAATTGCTTTACATCCTACTCTTACAACACATCCTCTACTTAAAAATTGAATACTGATTTCATAATCTCTTAACAATTCTGATTTAGATGGTCTGTACTCTTTTTCTTCTGGTGTTGGTTGGCAAGTTTCTACTTGATTTTCCATAAGCATTGCTTCTGATCTTAATTCGTCTCTCATATTAGTTATTATTTATTAATTCCGTAAAATGTATTGCTACCTTGACCTAACATTGTACTTGGCAATTCACCATTCCATTTTTCAACCCACATTTGTTGTAATAACAAAGGAGTTAATGTTGTTTGTCTTAAACGATTTGATTCAGCTTCAGCTTTAGCACTTGTTAACATTGCTTGTGCACTTCCTTCTGCTTCTGCAATTTTAATTTTAGCTTGTGCTTCTGCTGTTTTAACTTGGTTTTCAGCAGTTAATGCCAACTGTACTGCGTTGTTCTTAGCTTCAATTGCTCGTTTAAATGTTTCTGGGTAAACTAAATTTGAGTTTAATTGTGCTAATACAAATCCTTCTGGAAGTAAGTGTTTAATTAAATTCTGTCTAACTTTTAATTCAAACTGCTCTCTATTACTAATCAATTCATCTGCTGTATAACTATTGGCTACTACCCTAAATGCATCATAAACTGCTGTTTTAATAAATCCTGATTCTAAAGACCCTAATGTAACTCTGTATTTTGTATAGATGTAAGGCACTTTTTCACGCTGTACTGAGTAGTTAATTAAAGGTGCTACATGAAATTCTGATCCGTCTTTTGAGTTGATTACAAAAGATTCATCAGCATCCGCTGCTTTAACATACTCCTTGTGTTGGATTGTGATTGGAAACTCAACAATCTTGGTTGTGAATCGGTTGTAGAATACAACACCCGATACTTCAGTCACGTTGTCTACTCCTTTACCTGTACCAATTAAATTTACTTTGATGCCGACATTACCTGCATCGATGATCTCCCAACCAATAAGTGAGAAGAATGCAACCACTAATACTCCGAATGTGATTGCTAATTTTGAAACTGTGCTCATGCTTTTTTTTTATTTTTTTAAGTTTAATTTTTCTCTTTGTTTTAATTCAATGTTTTCTGGTTTTACTACCATCAGTTTCTTTACTGCTGCGTAATCCTTGCTAAAACGTCTGATGTACCCTACGTCGTAGCCAAAATCCTCCTCAATTTTTCTTTCACGAAATTCCTTAGCTAAAACTATTACTTTATATGGGAACCAAAAACATACTTCGTATCCGTCTCCTTTTATTAAAGTTCTGTCTATGTTAATATGCTTACCGTCCTCATGAACAATAATTGAACCGGGATTAGGATCGTTAACTGCTTTTACAAGTAATTCTGTAATCAACCCGTCCTTAATAATGTTTTCTTTTTTTCCTCTCAGGTGCATATCAAACTGTATCATATAGCTAAATCCTAAGATTAGCGTGGTCATTATAAGTAAAATAAGTAGTATCATGACTTTAATTCCTGGATTGTCTTTTTAACTACTACAATGCTGAATATGTTTACTACAATTGTAGATACCATAAAAGCAATACCAACAAGCACTTCTATATCAGAAGAAGCATTCAATAGGCTTGTGATTCCTCTTAAAAGAACCATGTCAAGCCATGCCGAGAATGATACTACCATCACCGCGGCTGTTATTAGCGATAAACTTTTTAACATAACTTTTTTCTTTTCTATACTCTAAAGATACGAACTTTAATCTAGAAAGGCAACTGTATTTTTTTCTTTATTCCATTCTATAGACAAAGGCTTTTGAGCGTAAACATACTGCTCATTCAAGACTGCTGCATTGATAAAATGAGTGTCTCCATTAAAGATATACCCGTAACCTGTGTGTATATGACCACACACGTGAATCTTTGGCTTAACCTCTCTAATCCTTTCAGTTAATAGTTCACACCCTAGGTTATCATACTGTCCAATCACGCAGTCTAAATAACCACAGGCCGGTGAATGAGTGACTAGGATATCAACATCCTGAGGGATTTGGTGCCATACCTGATCCAGCTGATCTCCATTTCTTGGAAGATTGAAGGCCCAGTTATGAAATTCTGGCTGCCAGGGTGACCCATAAACCCGTACTGTGGATTGATAATCATCCTCTATTAATTCTAAATTATCCTGAAGGTAGGTTACACCGCTATAAAAATACAGTAACTTCTTACACATTTCAGGATCATCTTGGAAGCCCCAGTCGTGGTTACCGGCAACAAAAATTTTATGAGTGTAGTTATCCAGGCCATTAAACCATTTTAAAAACTCCTGAATTTCATGTTTGTATCCTCTTGAGGTTATATCCCCGGCATGAATTAATAAATCACCGCCCGGTAGGTGTGAAGTTATTTGCTTGTGTTTATTATGCGTGTCTGAGATAAAAGTGATTTTCATACTTACTATAAATATAATAAAAAAGGCCTGCAAAAGCAAGCCTTCCTTTTAAAAATTATGTTTTTTTATTTTGTTCTAACTACTTTTTGGTTTTTACCGTTGCTGTAACGTACAATGTATACTTTGTCTGGTTCCATATAATCGACCTGTCTACCAAGCATATCGTAGTAACCTACTATTTTTAAATCTTCAGCTTTAACAATATTCTCTACAGCCATTGTTCCACCACAGTCAATAGTGACTTTCATTCCATAAAAAGTGTCTTGATTATTACATTTGTTAAAACACTGTGATATTACATAGTATCTTCCATTTTTAGGGTATGTATATTCAAACAACCTACCTTGTTTAAATGTATCTAAATCACCATCTTCAAAGCTGTATAATGCAAATATTTGACTGTCAGTAATAGAATCCCATTCTGTTTTAGTTAAACCATCGAAAAATTTACCTGAATAAACATAGTAGTAATAATCATAACAAGTATCGGTTAATACAGTTGTTGCTTTAGTCATTTCAAATATACTTCTATTACAAGCTGTTTTAGCCATATATGTTTTTACTTTATCAAAATACTGAATAGTGACTTCTCTCATGATTGCTGTGTCACATTTTAAACAGCTGTTCCAAACTTTTAAATACATTTTGTATTTACCTTTTTTGTTAAATTGAACTTCTGTTACACCTCTCCAGTCTTGTAAAGTATCAATTTTCTTAGTTTGAAAATCATAAACCATAAACATCCAACCTACACAAGAATCATCACCAATTCCTGCTCCGCTTACTTTCCATGAGTAATAATTCCTGTTGTTGTACTGTTGTAGTTTTAATGTGCTCCAATCACATTTTCCATAACCGGTGAGTGTTGATATCATCAACAACAAACCTAAAATATATTTTTTCATTTTTAATTTTTAAATATTGTTATTATAAGTGCTGCAATCACTGCTAAGGCTAGAGGAATCCAGATAGGAGAAAAAACTCCCCACCATGACCACTTAGCTACTTCTCCGATTCCGGCAAGTTTCATTACTATAAAACAAAGAGTCAACCATCCTAGTAAACCCATGCCTGCTGTTGTTTGCTGTTTATTATCTGCCATAAAATGTATTATAAAACCAATTATTCACATTTCTTTTTGCTCTACTAATCTTCAGAGTAAATTTACTTCTCAAACATCTGAATTCATACAAGTGTGGTTTTTCTTTCAAGCTCCTATTATAGGCTTTGATAGCTTTGCCGAACTGCTTTCTATAACGTTCAAACATTAAAAAGAAAAATTGTCTTTGCTGCATGTTTTCAAAGATCCATTTACCGCCTTTGTAGGTTGCAATATGAGACTCTTGAGTACTTTCGTGCTTACTATAGACATGAAAGCAATCTAATTCGGTTCTAAAAACAAGACATTCAGTCTCTGTAATTGAGTAAGAAAATATATTTGTCATAACTTTTATTTGTTTCTTTTTAATTTATACTTAATATACGAAATTCCTGGCAGACTAGCAACTCCGGCTGCTAGGAAAGTAAAAATATTTGGATGCCAATGCTCCCCGCACATCCCTAATGTATGCTTAACTACCTCTAACATGATCTAAAGATACGAACTTTAATTTTAAAAAGCAACTATTAGTAGATTTTACCTTCCGGATCTCTCCTGTACTTTCTGGTGATTTCTTCTATTTTGGATCTCTTACCCCAGTCTGAAAGGTGTCTATCGTTTTGAACTGTGTTTATTTCAGCCTGCATGGGATTGATTGGTTCCTGCCCGGTATAAACTTTATAAGGTTCCTCATCTTCTATCTTCCAGTCTTCCTCCGGCATATCTTCCACCATCTGGTTTAAAGCCTGATCTGTGGCATGATCTTCGTCAAATTCGTTGATTTGATCTTGTAGGTCATCATAAGCAGAAACAACATTCCTCATATCCTCAACTTTTTCTTCTAAAGGATATTCAATCTCAGGTTCATTCTTCCGTTTAAAAGCAAAGTTAGCTGCAATAACTAAAGCAATAGCCAGTGGATCAAATACAAAAATAATAACTAGTAAGAACCAGTTGATAATTTTCTCCATAGGATATCCAGTAAGACCTGATAAGTATTTTAACGGACCTAATTCAGAAGACGCTGTTGAGTTTGTTTTAACCTGAAGTATTTTATTCTCAATAGAGAAGATTGAATCATTCACAACATCAAGTTTACTAGAAAGTTTTTCATCTGATTTAGATGCTGATTCTATTTGTTTGTAACTTGCAGCATTTGATCTAACAACTAGATTCCCTCTGCTGTCTGTGTATTGATTGGTTGAACTTTTAGATAAAGTACCTCGTAGTTCAGACAAAGATTGCTTTTCTTTCAAAAGATTATCCCTTGTGTCTTGAAATAATTTCTTCTTAGTCTCTAAAGCAGCAATCTGCTGAGTGGTGACCTGGTCTTTATTTGCAGTCTCCTGATAAGCTGATGATAGAAATCCGTAAATTCCGGCTGAGGTTATTAAGATTAACACAAAGGCTGCAATGGTTAGATAGGTTCTCAGCACCTTATTCAGACTGTCCCAGTATTGATAAAGTAAAGATGCAATCACTAGCTTAGACACTTCCAAGGATCCTGCCATGATTCCAACTGCAAATGCTGCGCCGGCAAATAATTTCATCAAACCAGACACAGAATAAAAACCGGCAGAAGCAGAGACTGCTAAAGCCGATAATGCTATAATGTAAGGAAATAGTTTTTTACCCATAAGTTAAATATAGGTAGTAAAATAAAAAAAGGCAAGTTAATTCTTGCCTTCGTTTGATTTATGTTTATCTATCTTTTTAAGTATTTCCGTGACTAATTCATTTTTTATGAATCCTGCGTCGGCAGCATTCTTTAAGGAACTAATTAACTGAAAGACTATCAACGGCATTAATATTGTCTCTGAAAGCCAGGAGGTGCCTTTAAACCCTTGCTCCACCATAAGTAGAACTGTTAACGTTATTACCCAAGCCACCAAGGTTTTTAATACCCTAATTGCTTTGTAGGTTTTAAACCCTTCTCGTTTTATCCCGGCAATGATTCCAAAAAAACCATCCATAAAGATCACAGCAACAATTGCCAGATATTGATCGGCATTATCCATAGCTAAATTTAGAAAATAACTGCAGACAAAAGAAAGGGCTGCTGTGGTTGCGAATATAGTGGTTTTCATTTTTATTATTAGTTTATCCAATATGGTCATCTAAATGATCAGGGATTCCATCTCCGTCCACATCTGCAATTTCACCATACCCTAATGCTTTCATAAAATTAGCAACTCGGTCTTTTAAGTCCCCATCACTATCAGCAAACCAATCTTCTTTAATAACATCATGGCTTAGTAATACTGTGATGGCTGTATAAAGAGTATCTACATCATCCACAAGATAAATATCCGGGGTGTGGAAATCTAAACTGAATGCATAGTCGTCTATTTGAGGTATTTTTAGTAGGTCGTCTATCTTACCTATTTTCTTTTCTGAAGGTACTTTACCTCCAAATTTATGGAAGTATTCACCTACGTAGATATACCCCTGCTTTTCTTTTAATTGAAACTCGCTCATCTTATTTTAATAAATTATAATATTCGTTGAAATGCTTGATTCTATCAGGTAATCCAATTGTACCGCCATTTACTCTTTTGGTAACTGCTGTAACTGTTCCTTGATCTGCTCCCCTATCACAAATAGTCCAAAGTCCGTTCTTGTTAAAGAACCAGGCTGCTGATGCTAAAGCATATTTAGTTGATACTAAATCCGGATTAGCTAAAATATCCTCAGGGACTGTCTTATCAAATGCCGTGTAGTTATCTTTACCGGTTAATTGAATGTAGCCTCTTCCTCTGAATTTGTATCCATCACCTGTAGCTTCTGCTCCATTGCCCATTCTGCCTCCGTAGACTCTGTTAGCAATTTTTTGAGGCTGTTTAGCGTATTGTTCTGCTAAAGCAGGAGTAAAGTATTTTGGAAAAATACCTAATAGTCCTTTTGAACTGTAAAATAAATTTTCACTAGTTGATTTAAACTGCCCTGATTCATGACCGGCCTGTGCAAGGAAATGAGCCAGACGTAGAATATTTGTAATATTAAACTTAGCTGCCGTATCCGGAATTGCTGCTATTACAGAATCAGGAACATGTCCTTTTAATTTATCCAATTTGAACGGAGAAACTAAGATTGTAGTTTGAGCAGGTACTGTAGCCACAGCTGGAACAGCTACTGTAGGAGTGATTCCCATAATCTTATTCCAGGTTCCATCACCAACAATACCGTCTGCGGTCAAGCCGTTGGCTGCTTGAAATGCTTTAACTGCTGCTTCTGTCTTAGGTCCGAAAGTGCCAATAGCCTCTACACCTAATTTAACCTGTAATTTTTTAACGTCTTCTCCGACGTCACCTTTTTTTAATAACATTATCCCTCTGAATTATCGTTTTTGTCTTTCTTTGAATTAATAAATTTATCCACTGATGCTATTCCAAATGCTCCTAAAACTAAAACCATAAATCCATCAAAGATGAATTGGTTGAGGGTTAATTCTCTTCCCATCCATCCAGTGATTAAATCCACAAGGAGGGCAAGGACTAACATTAAGAATGCAATAAACCCTACTACTGATTTTTCATTAATAGTGTTGTTGTCATCAAATAATTTTTTTAAAAAGTCTTTCATAGTCTATAAATTAAAATTGTTTTGTTGTTTTTGTTAAAGCTTCTTGCAACGCTTTTGAAAAAGCTTTTCTGTTAAGAGGAACTTCTCCATTCTCAACATCTAAGAACATAGCAAAGATGAAAGTTTTTCTTTCTCCTTTACCCTTAAAACAACCCGAACCTATGCAGATAGTAGTTTCAACTATGTAGTCTTTTCTTAACCACTGCAGTCCTATGATATTAACTAGTTGCTGAGGAGAGTAGATGCTATCAATTGATACTTGAACATCAAATCCTTCTCCTGAGTCTTGAGGGGTGTATCCTTTTTCAATTAATAACTCCTCCACATTCTCTTTTATTCCAAAAGTAACATCTCTGCCGTCAATGGTTTGAATCTGCTGATGATTACTAACATGCACTTTGACAAAAGTCGGTGCCGGTTGTAAAGCAAATAAAATAGCAGGTAGAATGTTTAGCATGTTTATAAATATTAATAAGAAACAGATCCAGCGTATCCTGGTGCAATAATATAAAGGTTTAATGAACCTCCTGAGGTTAAGGTGGAAGTGGTGTATGTTGATACTCCTGGGTAGGTTGTTCTTACATTAACTGTGGTTGCTTTTATAGAATTGTACTGAGAGGCTGTAAAAATCCTAACATCCGGGGCTATTCTCCATTTAGAGAATATACCTGCTTTTCTTGCTGCAATATAATACTTATCTGAAACTGTTATTAACCCATCATCATTGACATCAAACATGTGATAAGAAAGTCCGTTCTTTGTTACTTTATTTAATACTATATTAGAGACTGCTTGTATGTCTGAATTGGTGTATGCTTGTATTCTTGTAGGGGCATTTATTTCAATGTAATATTCCTTTGAAGGATCGTAAGCTTCCGAGATAGAATAATAACCATTTGAATTTGTATAAATTGTTTTGTAGAGAGTCCAAGAAGAAGTAGTAACTAGATATTCGAATTCTAATACGTAGGGCAGTGCTTGATTATTGGGTAAATCATTCCACCTGCCGTTGGAAACAAACTGGACATAATCTTCATTCCCTGCGTTATTTGGTTCTCCTGAATTCCAGTTAGAGTAAGAATAAGCTTCTCCTGTTACCCATTTCCAGGTTCCTTCTGTTACTTCATCTGTTAATCCAATCCATCCTGAAGGCCATAAATTATAAATAAAGGTCTGCTCTGCTGCTGAAGTGATTGTAACTAAGTGACCTCCCATATTAGAACAGTTTGTTCTAGCGGTAGTCCAAATTGCAGTACCTGTAGAACGATAGTATGAGTGTCCATTATAATTTTGCTGATTGGTAAATCCTGTAATAGTCTGATTTGTTCTTCTATAAAGTTTTATAGGAACATTCCCAGCTCCTGAACCATTAGCATTATAAAGATACCCTGAGTAGTTAAATTGGCCAAATGCTGAATTGGTTATTAGTAATATAAGTATCAACCATCTCATAATTTTAATTTAGCTCCTATTAAGATTTGGTAATTTAAAACATCCTGACCGGCGATATAAGTTCCTCCTCCTGTTAAACCTACACCGAAAGTCTTTGTCATCTTATAAGTTAAGTTTAAAAAAGGAATAACAATTGGCTTTGCTTTAAAAAAAGTCTCTGTGTAGTATTTCTGATAAGGTGAATAAATTCCGGCAGCAATGATTGTAGCATCTAAAGACTTTCCAATTTTTCCTTTATACATACAGCCTATAATTGCAATAGTTGATATTAGTTCTTCACCGAACATCTGCCCGTATGTTCCTGCCACTCCGTAAAGTGCTGTAAAATTCTTTAATGAATTAACTCTGACAAATAATGCATTCCCGGTTGTTGATTGTGGCATCAAACCTACTCCGGCTGAAACAATGTTAATATGCTTGTTTCCTTTTTGGTTAGTTCCAATCCAGGATTTAATTCCAGATACGTTCCCAATCCTGGCTCCTACCATGTAATCTGCCGAAAAGCCGATAGAAGCTGTTCCGTCTCCTTTAACTCTAGTAAAGGACATAGTTGCTCTTGCATCCTGTGCTTTATCGGCGGCAGTTTGTATACCTACAATATCCCCCGTGAGTAAAATAGCCGGCTTTTGAGTTTCTGTTTTTGCTTTTGAGGCTGCCTTAGCTGTGTTGTTAGATTGTGTCTTTTGTGTTTCGGTTTTCTGCTCTTCTACTTTTTGCTCGTTCGGTTTTTCCGTCTCTGTTTTCTCCGACGTTGTCCCTCCCTTGCCTCCTGAAGAGCTATTCCCCCCGCTACTAGAAGTAGAGGAAGAATTACCTGATGAATTAGAACCATTGTTTACTTCTCCTTGTTTTGTTTCTGTGGACCCTTGTCCGGTGGTCTCACCATTAGAACCGCTAGAATTAGAGGACCCACTGCTACTCCCAGTATTAGGACCGTCTGTAGAATTACTTGTGTTATTTCCATCAGTCTTCTCCGGGTTATCAGGTGATTTTCCATTCTTATTAGATTTAACTTCAACACTTCCTGAACCTGTAGATGTTGTACTCCCTACACTTGTTCCAACTCCTCCGGATACTCCACTAGTTACTGAGGATAAATCCAGGCTCACCAGGCTTGTTACATTAGTAATAATGTTAGAAACTTGGTTGGTTGAGGTGGTGGTGGTTGTAGTAGTGAATACACCCTGGCAAGGAGAAGTGGATTTATACTTATTATAAATATCATTCATCCAAATCTCAAAGGTTCCGTTATTTAATTCAAGGTATGTAAATGCTCTAACTTGTCCGTAGTATGAGATTACAATAGGAGCAGACATATCTGCTGTGATAAACTTAGTAGTATGTGTACAGGGGTCTATGTACGAATAAAGAAAGGACTGCCCTTTTACAGACAGTCCGATTATTAAAAAAAAGAATAATATTTTAGTTTTTAAAGACACCGGCTTTGATTAAGTTTTCGATTACTTTGGTTGTTGCAGTCTCTAAAGACTTTCTAGTTGCTTTACCTACCGTACTTTGAGAAAACTTCATATCAAGAGATTTCATAAATGATTCCCCGGTCTTAGTTGCTTCACCTTCTCCTGAACCGATATAGATCTGCCCGGTCATTGCATCAACAAATCTTACTTGCAGGCGAATGAATGTTGTAACCACAACCTTGCCTTTTGCACCAGAGACAGACTCGTCTTCATCAACAGCGAAATCAGCCACAGAGACGTAAACAAAATAACGAGCAGCTTTAATTTTACCTTTCCCATCAATTGGTTCTTCAAAGACTCCTTTTTTAGAAGCTTTAAATTGAGTAACCATTCGTTCTTTAATTTCTTGTTTTTCTTCTGTAAATATAAATCTATTTGTTTCATCTAAATAATCCAATACTGATTCAGCAAATCCTAATCCAACATTTTTTTCTTGTAAGCTAGGATACAAAGCTAAAACTTTAGTTAAGTCAACATTAATTACCTGGACTGTTTTCTTAATAGAATCAGTGTAATTAGATACTGATGAAATACTTTTAGTTTCAATTACATCCTTTTCAGTTGTGGTCTTCATAGAACCACAAGCAACTAAAATTACTAGTAAAAAAGAAATCAGAATGTTTTTTACCATGGTGATTCTTCTTCTTTTGGTTTAGCAGGCTCTGCTTTAGCTGGTGCTGGGGAGGCTGCAGGAACTGATTTTTCCTTAATAATAACTGTGTTAGTACCACCTGAAGCTTGCTGCTTTTGTTGGTTCTCATTACTGTTAGTAATGTTGATAACAGGAGCAGGAGCAGTTACTGCTTGAGGAGCTGCATCTTTTGATTCATCACCACCACCTAAGTGAGTGGCAAACCATGCACCACCGGCAGTTACCGCAGTGGTAATAGCTCCGATGATGGCTTTTTTAACAGCGGACATTCCGCTTTCTTCTTTTTCTTCTGACATAATATTAACCTTCTAATGTGCTTGATAATGATTGACCGTCTTCTTCATCCACTTTCTGAATTAGCATTTTATCTCTATCCTCAGAATTGAACCAGTAGTCAACTACTTTGTTTAAGTTACCCACAAATGCACCTAGTAGAATAAGTAACATTTCTTTCCATGATTCTTGAATCTCAATTCCAAAAAATACTGCTGAGTTGATCCCGGCAATGATGAAGAAAAACAAGAATAATACAATGCCGGTGATTTTCCAGCGATTGTTCTGCATCTGTTGTAACATATAGTAGAAACGATTCTTATCGTCTACTTGAACGAATTCAGGTTTCCCTCCGACTACGTTCTTAATTGTTTCTTTGATTCCCATAGTTTATTTGTTTATAAATATTTTGTGTGTTTTAGAAGTTGTGCTAGTCTGAAGAGAAAGCATATACATTCCATTCTGTAGTGTGTTTAGTCTAACTAAGTATTTATAGTCTCCAGCAGGCATTTTCTGATTTAGTATTTCTAATACTTTTCTTCCTATCATGTCTGTAACGTTAAGATCAACATCAGAGTCTACTTGCACTTTAAATTCTACTACTGCTTCTCCTTGGTTTGGATTTGGGTAAACAATTAATTTTTCTAATCCTTTAATAATAACACCCTGTGGTGCTCTTCTAACTTCTACAATACCCATGGTAGGAGTAATATTCATATCCCTTGCATCATTACCTCCTACAAATTTAGGTCCGGTCCAAACTGCTGCTGTACCCCATTCATCCTGTGGCTTCTTAGCAATAAACTGTAGAGTCATTACTGCCTCACCATCATTTAATAACTGATCACCTTTTAAGTCAGCTGAACCAAATGCTACTACTCCATTAGAAGGGTTTGTAAAAGAAGTCCAGTTCATCATCTTTTCTGTTAAATCAATCTTAGCAAAAGTCAATAATGAAGTATCATATTTTAATTCTATTTGGAATGCTCCTAATTGCTTACCTCCGGTTAAAACTTTGATAGGAACATTAACTAAGTTACCTTCGTCAACCTTAATTTTAGGCATATTGATTTCAATAGTCTCAAATACATTGTCGTAAGCAACTGTGTTGTCAATAATGTAGTTCTTAGCATTAACTGGGTTTGTTATTTTGATTGGGGTTAAACGAGCCATTTTAAATCCGGTTCCGTTTGCATCACCTTTAACGTTTACATAATAGGTAATAGAGTCTTTTCCATCAACATAGTAGTAGAAGTTAGTTAAACCAGCAATTGTGCTTGTGTAGTTAGTACCTGAACCATTAATAGTATTATACTCTGCTACTGTGAAGAATTTAACATCACTCTGAGAATTAGGCCATGCAGTGAATCTACCGGCAAGTCTTCCGTAAACTGAATAAACGTCTGCGATTGTTACATTACCATCTGCTCCGTTAACATCCATTGAGTAGAAATCAAATCCTTTAGGTGTATACTGTCCTAGTACTGTCTGGTTGATTTTCTGTGCATCAGCGGTTGAGAATACAGAACCAGGAGTCATTGTATCACCCTTAACTGCCATTCTAACATCCCAGTATGTTGTATCAATATTCTTGAAGAATACTACATGGCCTAAGTTGTTTGTTTTTTGAGTCAAAGCAGTAGTCCAGGTAGTAGATCCTTTTGCTCTTTTTTCTAAACTAACCCATAGATTCTTAGCATTAGTTCCGGTAGTGTTTATAAATTTACCAGCAAATCTAAGCATCTTCTGATTAAAACGACCACCGTAAGAATAAACTACCAGAGTCGTATCGTTACCTTGGTTGGTGGAAGCCAGATTGGGAAAGCTAGACACCCCACTCACTTTCAAGCTTCTGATGCTATCTAAACTATTCCAAACTGCTTCTGAGGCATGAGTGAAAGTTAAATCAAATGTAGCTCCGTTAGCATAATTGAATGCTGCATTAGTACCTGTATAAACAACAGTAACAGTTAAATGCCCGTTTGTATTATCATCTACATACTGTAAATACTGGTCTGTGGTTGAAATTTTTAAAGAAGGTACAACCGCCGTAAAAGCAGTCTTATCGTAGAATAATCTGAATTGCATACCTGTAATTTTCTTACCTGTGGAGGTATTATGAAAATACAAAGGAGCAACAGTCTGTCCTACTGTGTTTGTTGCTACATGATATCCGGAGTCAATTACTACCCAATGTCCGGTTCCTGGTGACGTGGCTGCTGATTGTGCAGATGCTCCAATGGCCGCAATGGCTGTTAGGAGTAAGAATATTAATTTTTTCATTTTGTGTTCCAAAGTTTTATTTGTTCTCTTGTGTGGGCTAGAAGATCCGGCTCAACATACGGCAACAATTCTAAAAACTTTAACTCATGCCTATAACATGCATATTCCTCTTCATACCCCCTTAACATGGGACCATACCTTAGGAACTTTAAATGATAACTTTCATGAACCAGGGCTGCAGCTATATTATTGATTGAATTAAGCTTGATATCCTGGGTTGATATTACTATAACGCCTTTATCTCCTATTAAATTATTTGATGAATAATCTTCATTCCAAAATTCTACCTCCTGGGTTACTTTGTAAAGAATTGCATAGTGGTAAGGGGATGTTTTTTTGATAAGATTGATAGCTGAATAGACGATTGAATCCCAACCATCACCTGCTTTATGAACATTGATTTGTGAAAACAGATTGAATGGTAGTAGAAACAATAGAAAAAACAACTTTTTCATCTTCTATAAATATAAAAAAGCCTAGCATCAGCTAGGCTCTTTCTAAATTATTTTTAATTATTTTCTCAACGTACTTCACAGGAATTCCCAGAACAAGCTAATTCTCCTGATAAGTCTGTTTCGTCAGCATACTCAATTACTTTAGTTAAATCCAATTCTGTTAAAGTCTTCATTAACCTATCGTACTCTTCTTTAGAACAATCAGTAAAAGGAGCTTGAACGTAGGTATGACCGTCATAAGGTAAGACTGAAAGACCGTTGTAAAATTTTCTGTTTGTCCAAAACCATTCTCCAACTGTATCCCATTCATCTTCTTTGATTGAGATTGTAGCAGAAACGTTATGGGTATTATTTCCTTTTCTATGCCCAGGTTTGATCCATTCCTTTGTTACTCTTTTTACTCTTTCTAAAAGATCAAAAGGAGATTCGGTTCTTAAGATTGCTCCTTCTGGTGCTTTTTGAGGTACTGTAATGATTGCAGTATCATGAGGACGGAATTCATCATCTTCTAATAATTCCGGATGGTGAATTGCAAGGTAGGTGTATACTGCTTCATTCTTACCTACTCTCACTCTACGTAAGTAGTAGTCGTTATGCCAGGCATGAATTCCTGAAGAGGTACCAAGTGTTAATGAGGTTGTCCCTGCAGGTTTAACCGTAGTACATCTTGCGGCACTATTGATTCCTAAAATACCAGCAACCCTTTCATTTTCTTGTTTTACAATCTCTGCTGCCTCAGACATATCATAATTTAGAACTGCTCCTGATCCAATACCGGTCATTGATACTCCGATCAAGGCTTCTTTCTCTGTGGTGCGTTTCCAAACTTCTCTTAAGTAGTGGAAGTCAGAATAACCTGCCTGTAGAGTTCCTACAAAGGCTGCTGCTTTAACTCTGTTATTAAAATCTTCTTGAGACTCAATATCAGAGACATTTACTTCACATAAGTTACAGAATTGGAAAGGACGTAAAGCAATCTCACAGCAAGGATTGGTTCCCCACTCTAAGTTGTTTGTAAAGTAGATTCCTGGTTCTCCTGCTCCTGAATTTTCAATTCTCTTCCAGATATCAAGGAATTGTTCTTTTTCGGTTGTTGCTCTTAAAAGAACTGCGGAGTTGTTTGCTCTACCGCGCTGAGGGTTCAATTCCCACCATGCACCTGATTTGCAAGCAATCATCTCATCATCATCAGCAGAGAATAAAGAAATTAAAGCTGCTCTTCTGATTCCACCTGCTAATACTGCATCGGCAATATGACAAACCATATCATGAACTTCAATAGTGGTTAAACGCTCTCCGTCATTTTTAGCCTCGAGCATACCCTGTAATTTTGCAAGACATTCTCTCAAAGGAGCCGGTCCGGGTGCTTTACCACCTGCAGTAACCAATCTTGCACCTTTTGGTCTGATATCCGAAAAATCAAAGTGGATTGTGGAAGTTCCTCTAAAATAAGACTTCATTAAGACTTTAACTGCATCAGCCCATCCTTCAATTGAATCTCCAATTAAGAATCTTTTAATTCTATTTGGGTTTGGTTTTCTGATCTCAGGTAATTTTTCAATATGCTCATATTGTACTGAGTATCCTACTCCGGTTCCTCCTAAAAGTAAGAACATCACCTCACCAAATGCTCTCCAATCATCAATTGGTAAAAAAGCACAGTTGTAAATACGGGCAGGATTTACCTCAATAGGACGTCCGGCAAATTGCATTGAGCGCATTGAAGGTAAAATCTTTTTATCATAAACGTACTTGTAAGCTGCCTCAATCTCCTCAGCAAGTTGAGGGTATTTCTTTTGGTGCATTTCTTTGTTTCTTGAAACTAACTCTTGCCATGTTTCTCTTCGATTCAACTCGGGTCTGTACTTAGCGTATTTCATGAATACGGTAACATCAGAGAGTATTTTTTGACTAATATCCATTGTTATAATTCTTATTGTATTTGATAAGTATCTAGTTTTTGTTAAAAATTCCTTGTTTTTTTAAGAAAAATTGGAAAGTTGTGCAAATTTCTTAGCGAGTTCACGTTTATCAAATGAATCAACTTGTGAGAAGGAAGTAGGTGTGTTAGAAGTAGAATCTTCGTAGGTAGGCATATCTTCTGTTAATTCAATATGCCCGTTGTTTGTATCAATCTTAGCTCCGTAGGTCATACCATCCATCCCGTATCTATTCTTCATAATATGAACTCGGCCTGTTCCATGAACTTTGTCTTCCTTCTTTCTGGATAGAGATAAACAAAAGTCTGCAACCATGATTTTATCATATGAACCTGCTGCTTTATCTCCTTCAATAATATCATCCTTTGCTCCCATTCTATTAACCTGAGAAGGTGAAAGTACAGTTACTTTAAATTCTTTAGCAAGTCCTTTACAGCTTACATACAGATCATCAATCTCATCTTTACGTTCTGAGAATTTCTTAGAAGGTGCTCTTAGGTAGTCAATATAGTCAATAATAACCATATCAGGTTTTACTTCAGCATCTATACACTTTTGAAGATGGGCTTTCAAGGTTGACACAGTGGCTGCCTTAGGAGGATATTCTTTTACTATCAACTTACCGGCCAGGCCTTCAACTATGCGCTCAACCTCGTCTCTGTGGTGTTGAATTTCTTCAATAGAGTGTCCGGTGAAGTAGCAGTCAAATCGTTTACCTACATAGTCTTGACCTAATTCTAGAGAATAGTAAACTACGTTGTATCCCATCTTAACTGCATGAGCTGCGATGGCAACCATCATCCAAGATTTACCTCCTCCTGGGTTACCGAAAACAATACCTAAATCACCTGGTCCAAAGCCTCCCTGGGTTAATTGGTTTAACATAGGCCAAGGAGTAGGAATAGTAGGACGATAATCCTCCCTATAACGAGTTTCGATGTCTTTGTTGTATTCGTGACCAATATTCCTATCCTGTCCGGCCTTTAACGCGTTATCAATCAAGTGGCGAATGTTATCATAGTCTCCTGAATTGAGTAAATCAACTGATGAAAGTAATGCTGTCTTTAATTGTTGGTTCTTACAGAATGCTGTAAATTCTTCTTCTACGTACTGAAGTTCGTCATCCGAATGTCTGTATGCTTCTTTTAACTGCTCAATAATAGAAGTTCTAAGAACATCATTATCTAGCTTTTTCACTTCCACTTTGAGGGTGTCCATGGAAATGACTGTGTGGTATCTGTGCCAATACCTTAAAATTTCATTTATGATCCATTTGTGAGCTGGGTTTGGAAAATGCTCATCCGAAAGGATGTCATAAATATTCTGTACAAATTCTTTTCTTGTTAATAATGCTCCGATTGTCTTGACTTGAAACGCCGGGCCGTAATCGGTAAGTACTTTTAATGATGCCATATAACTTTTTTCTATAACTTATTTTATTCTAATATACGAACTTTATTTATGTTTAGCAAGCTTGAAGAAAATATCTGCTGCCCAATAATCGATATTTTTAATAAAATGCCCGATTCCGTCCAGCTCATAAAGTTCCAGGAACTGCTTTTTGTAAAAATCATTATTCTCTTCTGCGACCAAACCGTTGATATAAGCAATTTGTCTATCATCCAGGATTGGATTTTTTAAGTCCATTAACTTATAGTGGTTAATTAGATTATTACGTCTGAATAAAATCTGAGGGTATACTTTATGCTTGGAAAGATTATCCTCTGCATGCTGGAAGATATCATCCAAAGTCATTGGAACAGTCATGATATCTGGGAATAATTTTAAAAGTGTCTTAGGGCCTAGTCCTTTTACTCCTTCAATTTTATCTGATTGGTCTCCAAGCATGGTCTTATAGATAATAAAATTATCCGGGTGAATTAAGAATTCCTTCTTAACATCCTTCGGTCCATAAAATACTTTTGTAACCGGACGGTACAGAGTAACTTTCTCATTCACAAGCTGTAGGTAATCCTTATCTGAGGATACAATCACAACCTCGGAATTAAACTGAGTAGGTAACTGCCTGGACATATAAGCAATCATATCATCTGCTTCTGCTTTATCAATCATACCAACCTTAACTGGAAGGCATTGTAGGTAGTGAATAAAGCGGGTGATTTGACTCACCTTAGCATCATTTTCATCTTCAATGTCATCAAAAGCATCCCAGTTTGTTATTCTGGTTATTCCTCGGTTTGATTTATATTCAGGAAGTAAGTTTTTTCTATTTGTTGAAGATCCTACTCCGTCAAAGATTACATACACCCCAGTCGGGTTACATAACTGAATTAAGGATCCTAAGGATCTAAGAGAGCCTGCCAGTCCTCCGATATGTGCTCCATCCTTATTAACCATGTTGATGGTTGCAAAGTTTCTAAAGAATAAGTTTAATGCATCAATAATTAAAACCCGGGAATGAAAATTTTCATCTACCGGTGCTGTATTTTCTTCTTGCTTGATATTATTCAGCAAGGCTTTATAATCTACTGCCATGACTATAAAGATACGAAAAAAGCCCCTGCAAGGCAAGGGCTCTTATAAAGTTTATTTTTTTAAAATTTTATTATTGCTCAGAAGCAGATTGTACTAAATCATTCCACGCATCAATTCTATTTAGTATGTTGAGTGTGTCTTGTTTATCCATATCAATAAGTTGATTAACTATTGTTAAAATATCATTACTTACATTAAATGAATCCATGGACTCCCCATCAACAGCAAATTGTACTAAATCATACCATTCATCCATCGACTCCAAAGTAGCTAAAGCCCGTTCACCTGCATCACCCATATCTGTAAGTTGATTTATTACTGCTTGAATGTCGTTACTAGCGTCGAAGGAATCCATTTCTTCATTTAACATTCTTGAATGCTTACGTTCTGAGATTTCTCCGCTTTCTAACTTAGAAACTTGCGGTAAGTCTAAAATATAATCTATATCATCTTGAGATACTCCAGCTTCTTCAGCCATACTTACAATATCAGACTGAGTGTATTGATCTAAGTCTCCTTGGTCTTCCCATGTTTCAAATATAGAATCCCAATCTGTTAATTCAGCTGCAAACGGATCTTCTACTCCTGCTGACCATACCATCTCGGCAACCTCTTTTGCAAAATTATCAAATCCCTTATCTCCTGTTGGGGTGAAACTTTCTTTAATCATTCTTGAGTTAGTAGTAGCCTTGTTCTCTACTAAATACTTTCTTAAGTCAAAATTATCCATGTTTTAATTGTTTAGTTATAAATATACCCTAAAGATAATAAAAAAGCCCCTGCAAGGCAAGGGCTCTTCTGTTTTTATTTTTTTATGTATTTGACTATATCGTCTTCTTCTGCCTCATTACCTTCATTATCGTAGTAGTGTGTATACGCTTCCTCTCCATACTCACCATCTTCCCAATCATACTCTTGTCCGGAAACACCATACCCATCAGGGTATTTATCAATAAAGATAACAATATTACCTTCCATATCTTCCCCGCCTTTTTCAAAAGTTTTTCCATTAGGAAATTCAACCTTCTTAACTCTTTTTGGTTTTACTGCAGGAACCCAGTTTTCTTCAATCATTCTTGAGTTAGTAGTAACCTTGTTCTCTACTAAATACTTTCTTAAATCAAAATTATCCATAGTTATATAGTATAAATATAATCTAAAGATACAAAAAAAGCCCCTGCAAGGCAACTACATTCTCAACAATTCCCCTCGTTTTAATCTTCCGTAAAGTCCAGTCATTGATATTCCTAAAGCTTCTATTGCTTGTGTTTGAGAAGCATAATGGTTGCCTGTAACTGGATCTAATATTGTTTTTCCTTTTAAACGCTTACCCTGCTTTGCTTCTGAAAGTTTCTTATTATGTTCCGGGGTTCTTTCGTAATGGTAGCTTCCATTAGCTTTCCGGGTTTCAATTCCTTTCTGGATTGCTTCTGAGCTCCTGTTATAAGTACCTGCTGCTTTTCTGGTTGCTGTTCGTTTCTCTAAGGCTTCTTTTGATTTAGGAACTCCTTTGATAGTCTGAATGTAATCTTGTTTGGTTCTTTGGTAAACCCTAGCAGATACTTTATACCGATTTTCCTTTGTTGCATTAACTAATGCCCATAGTGCTTTTTTAAGTTTCTGATTATCTGGATAGATTTCACATAGTAATAAATGTGCAATGAAGTGCTCCTTAGCTGTTAGCAAAACTAAATTAGAATGGTGCTTCCATTCATGATTTTTTCCTGTACCTCCTAATGCTCTAGGTTTTATATGATGCACTTCGTAATAGGTCTGTTTTCCTTTAGTACGGACTTCTTGCCTGGCCCGGTCTATTAATTGATTGTATATTTTTTTGTAGTCCATAAAAAAACTCTTGGCTTTCAGGGTCGAGGGCCTTACTCACCAAGAGTTCTAATAAGTTCGAATTAGTAAGTGTAGCCTCGACTCTACTATTATAAATAGTAAAGAAGTTGCTTTTTTACATACTATTCTGGTTCTCGTTCAAAAAAATCCGGTCCTGTGTTCTCTGCATTCTCTTCCACTACTGTGAAATCCCCTCCACCTAAAATGGCTGACCATTCTTTAGCGTGAGCATCCTTGTAACTTTTCAGGTCCTTTTCTGTGTCGTTGATAAAACCATGCGGTGTCATGATAATCTTACCACGGGTTGTAATTCCGTTGATGTGGTTTTTGTCAATTTGTAGGTTTGTTCTTTTAGCAAATTCAACTTGTTTACCGTCTTTGATTGCCTTAATCTTAGAAGTTCCAGCATTCATAATGTTTCCGAACGTAACAACAAATGTTGCGTCGTACCACATAGTCTTTCCTCCTTTGTTTTCCAGTCTAGGCTGGCCCATAGGTGATTCTGGTTTTTGAGTCCATACTTTATTTACCACTACTAGGGTGTTTGTAAACGGCATAGATTCTTTTCTTGACATAACAATCCTCTGATTTACCAAATTACCAAACTGGGTAGACATTGCCCCTGCATTCCATTCTGCATTATTCTTGTTAGAACGTACTGAAAGTTCACAAGGTACTGAACCGATTGAATCCCATAAGAATAACAAATCATACGGTAGATTGCCTTTCTTCTGTTCATCAATTAGGTCTAGAATGAATCCAGCAACATCCTCAATAGTGTTTAGAGTTTCTCTATCCACGTAAATGAATTGACCGCTGTAGTCGGTAACTTCTCCGGTTGTTTCATCAACGGATTGTTCTACCTGAAGACCCATCTGCATGGCATGCTCCCAGTTCCATTTCATCTCAGTGATGATAAAGACTGGAAGTACTCCTGCTTTCTGTGCAGAGACTGCTGCTTCTAACAAGGCAGTAGTCTTTCCTGTATCAGAATGCCCTCTTAGCATTACTATGTGACCCATAGGGATGCCCGGGATGGAAGTTACTTCTTGGAAAGCCTCTGATAAAGGAATCCATTTTTGGTCTTTAAATTTTACGTTGCTTTTTAGAAGCTTCTTCTCCTTAAACTTATCTAAAGAGAATCCCTTCTTAAGTTCGGCAGACACGGCTTCTGTTAATGATGCGCTTTTCTTTGCCATAACTTAATTAGAAAGGTAAATCGTTGTCGTCGTCTGAGAATAAAGAATCAAATTTGTCTGCTTTAGATTCTACTTTCTTTCCTTGACTTTCTAAGGTGAAAGGACTGGCAGATTTCTTCCAAGGTGCTTCTACTACAGGTGCCGGAGTTTGAGGAGCATCATCAAAGCTTACAGCAGGTTCAGATGAGATTGTTCCTTCTTCTTCCTCAGGTGCAAGCCAGCGTTGAAGCAATGCTTTCATGTCATCAAAAGACATTCTAGAGAATGCTTTCAAAGGATCTGGTTGTTCTGAAAGTAATTTGTTTAACAAGGTTTGATCTTCTGTCAAAGGAGTTTGTGCAGTTCTGGCACGTACTGTGGTTTTGTTAAAACCAGTTCCAGTCGTTTCTTTACCTACAGTGGTTAAGTTTAAATCACGGCCGGTAACAATATCAGTATAGTCTCCGATATCCTCATCTTCAACCATTGATAAAAGTTCCATGTAGATTTCTTTACCAAAACCCCATAATTTAACTCCTTCAGCTTCTTCACCTCTAACAATGATAGGTACAAATACCCTCATCTTAGGATCAAGCTTACGAGCCAGGCTCCAACTTTCTTTGTCTTTTAAAGAACGTAATTCCTTTGCAAATTCTACAATAGGATCCTTCTCACCCCAGTTGGTTGGAGAAATTACTGGGTTCTTGTCAATTCCATAATGGAAAAACAATTCTGAGAATGGGTTTGATTTGTTGTACGCTGAAGGTACAATGCGGATTGTTTGCTTGCCCACGGCAGGTTTCCAGAAGACATTCTTACGTGCCTCTCCAGAAGGACGGCTGTTCTGAGTTTGTAGAGCTGCTAATTTCGCTCTGATTGAATTAATATCCATTTTTTATAACTTATTTTGAGTAATTTACGAAACTTGTTGTAAGGAGGCAACTTATAATTCAACAATCTGATAGATTTTAGTCTTCAGAAGTTTAAGATCACCTTGCTGGGTTAGCATGACAGTGTTTTTATAATGTTGCCAGTCTATTCTGAAGTTTGTATCTACTACCCCGTTGTTTAAGCTCTTGATCAACTCGTTCAACGCATTAATCGTATATAGAGAATTTGACTCCTTTTTGCGGTGAACCAGAATTGTATTTTCTGGAATGTTATTAATGTTTGGTTGATCTACATTGTAAGTACATACGTACTCGTCATTGCTTTTAATATGCAAAACAAATATTTTATTATATAAGATTGTGTATTGACTAGAAATATCCTCAATAAAGGAATCTACTCCATCCAACGGCACAAAAGTACAAAATAGTTTATTATTTAACGCCATGCTCATCTCTACTAAAGGATCGCTGTCGTATCCTCTAGTATAAATATCAAAGGGATTGTAAAGAGTTGTAATCTGATCCATAACTTGTTTTTATCTTTAAATTTGCTTGTTTAAATACGTTTAAAATTTCTCTAATCTTTTCTTTATCTTCTTTGGCTGTGTCTATTAAGAATGCATCGTAAGTATAAAGTACTAACTTACTCTTACATCCATTTAGAATATAATGAATATTCTTCAGAAGTGCAACATTATTATAAGTTTCCCAGTGTTGAATTATGTAATTAAATAATTTCTGAGGATTCATGTTCTGCAATTCACTCTCCTTAAATACCTTCCCGGTTTCTTGAACTGTGTATTTACCTTTGTTACTAAACTCTGTCCAGATCTTATGAATTAACCGAGTAGTTAACTGAAAGAATTCAAAATCCTTGTATTGATCAAAGACATTCCCGTAGAGCTGCTTGAAGACTAAGTTCTTAGCCTCAGTTCGGTCCATTCCATACTGATTAGCAAAATCCTCATAAATATCCCCGGTTGGTGATTCATACCCAACCATCTGTGAAATTAAAGTAGGGTGATAAGCCGTTAAATCAATTTCAAGTAGAAAATCATTTCTTGGAATAAAAACCGATCTTGCTCCGGAGTCTTTAGGTAAGGCTGCGAAGTTTAGGTTATTGAATGTATTGGAAGGACGGCCGGTGGTTGTATTTAAGTTATACTGAGTAAAAATATAAGGATTATAGAGGGATAAAAAGGGTCTCTTAAGTTCAAAGTATCTTTCGAATGCACTATTAACCTTTACCCCGTTCTTTTCTATAAACCAAAATACATTAGAAAGATCATCATGATACTGATTGGGTTGATATTTATGAATTATAGGTAAGTACTGATCAAAGATAGATTCACATTCTTCAAAATGCTTTACTATTGGAATAACCATTCCTAAATCGTCACTATCGTAGTATTTTTGGGAATAGTAATTATGAGCATAGGTATGCTTTTTAAGTTCCACATACTGAAATAAATTTAAATCAAATGTATTTTCTCCAAAGTGCACATAATTAAATGCTTTTTTATCTGGGGTGTAGATTTTATCTAAAGTTCTAAGTAACTCCCTTACCTGGTTGTAATCAAACAGAAGTGCTTCCGGATGGTGGAAGTTAATCAGAAAGCCTCTTTCCTTATTTAAGCCTCTTAAATATAAACTTATGGGAGTATAAATACCCGGATGTATCTCAGCATGTCTATGAATAGGGAGTGCAAAGACTTCCTTACCTAGTTCATACTTTAAATCATCAAACTGCTCTTGTGTTTCTACTAACCAAAACATAACCTTTACTTAAAGATAAGAAAGATTAGTTAAGGAACCAACTTATCAGGCAAATTCTCTAAAATTTGTAATGTATTCAGAGAAGCCGTACAACTTTAATCTTTGTTCAGTCAGTAGTACAATATTCCGGTTTATGATTATAATGTTACTTAAACTAGTTCCTCCGGTAGTCCACGGAAGTGTGAATGGTAAATAAGCCGGCCAATTATAACGGTTGTTTTTACTTTCTAAATTATCGTACATCTGCTTATCAACCTCAATGTAAGTATTGCTGTTTACTCTCTTGACAAAGTATCTAATAAAAGAAGGGTAAGATGGTGTTGGCTGAATATAATAAGGTTCTAATAGAGTGGTAGGCGGGTATTCAATTCCTTTCTGCAGTCTTATATTATCATAGTAAAGTTTGGAAGTTTCAAACCCGTATAATGCAAATACTGAAGTTGGTGAAGGATTGTAGATTTGTTCCTCTGAATCAGTGCTGTTTGCTATATTCTGAGCGAAGATTAATTCTCTAGGAACTCCGTCTGTTGTGTTTTTACCTGTGAATACTCTCCCGTCTGCAAGAGTGTGGTAATAGCCTTGGTAAAACTGATTAGAGTCTTTGTATACTAATTCGTCTCCGTTAGTATATTGATCTGGTATTATTTTGGTTTTTGGAAAATACATTATACGGCTACTCCTACTAATCCTGCTATTTTTTGACCTCCTTGGTTGATTAGCGACCAAGCACCGCTCCCTCTTGATGGTCCTTTACCTAAAATTCCTACACTGTTTATTCTAGCGCTAATAAATACTTTTAGTAAGTCATCAGATGTTTTCTTACCTGAGTTGTAAGCTGTAACTACTCTATTAGCAAATCCTTGAAACCATCCCGGTCCATTCCAGGTTGCATACACGAAATTAAATTTTAACCTACCGTCTTTGTTTATAAGGTCTAGAACTTGCTGTCCATTTTTTAGAGTTAGTAAGTATTGTTTTATGTAACTGTTATACATCGGCTCCATCATCTGCACGGCTAGGTTTAGTAATTCAGTCTGTAAAGGATCTGGTGGAATATAATTCCATCTCCATTTTTTAGTCTTTTGAGCTTCTCCAATCTTATTCCAGAATTGAACTCCGGCAGCACTTGTGTTAATAGTACCTCCCTGTTTTCTGTCTATTCCAAACATCGTCTCTCCGGATGTACTATATCTTGAATCCCCTGTTCCATGGTACTGTGGATTAAAATAACCTCCTTCTAAGTTACCAATAACTAATTTAGTTACTTCTGCAAAGGTAGTAATATCTTTTGTAATTTTACCGGCTACTATTCTATAGGAAGCTTCATCAGAAAATTCATAACTACCCTGTGTTAGGTTTGTACTAGCTACCGGTTCAAATTTTTCAGTTAAATAATAACTACCTGATAAGTTCATCTTTTATAAATATAAAATAGTGTAAATAGTAGCTTTACCTATTGAATAACGTCTGGCTGAAAGGGACTACTGGGGTTGTGGTCGGTTGTGTTAACGGATTAATATTTAAAGGATTTGGGATAGGTTTTGGCTGTGGTACATTTTGTAAGACAGGAGGGGTAGCTGTTGCTGCTGGTTTTGGAGATTCAGGAGCTGGTAGGCTTTTTGCTTCGTAGGTATCCTTTAAAGCTATAATGGCAGATAATTTAGTTATCCACATTCCGTTATTACTAACTTCATGACTAACTCCGGTTATTACGAAATCAAAATTATCCTTGTATATATAAGGAAGCACATCACCTGAAATCGTAAATCTCTGGAATATTTTTATTCCGCTTATTCCTGCCAGGCTTAAATCTAATTTAACCGGTATAAAGCTTGTAGAAGTTTGTCCGGTGTTTGTATAAGCACCTAGAAGTGATTTATAAAAATCTGCACAGATATTCTCTAGGTTTAGTTTGTCTGTCGATTTAAAAGTTATTTTTTGATCTCCTTCTTTTTGATTTGCAATGAAGGTTATATAAGCTTCTCTAGTGCTGTTATACTTTGTACTTCTTTCTTTTTCAGTTTTTGCGAATAAATCAGCATCTGTTTTACTAGTTTCTCCCGGTGCTGATTTTTCAACGTAGAGTCTATCAATAAGTCCTTTGTTCATTAAACTAAAAGAAGTAGCTTCTACTCCTGGCTTATTTCCGTTTGCTTGAGCTCCGATTGAAATTGCAGAAGCTAAATCCGGGGTTATGCTGCTCTGTGCAGAAATTCCAGTCACGAAACTGCCTAAACCTTGTGCTTTTATTGTAGTGATTCTAGAACCTTCTATATTTGCCAAGCCTTTAATTCTTTTCTGGTTATAATCAACAATAGTTAATGTATTTAAATCATCGTCAATAATAACTTGAAAATCATTAATACTCCCTAAAGCTTTCCCTACTTCATCGCAGATAGCTTGTAGTAATTTACGAACTCCTACGGCAGTATCTGCAGCATCGGCTTGTTTGGTCATTTGTTCGGCTACAAACCCAGCGTTTAGATAAATATAATTTATATTACCTATCTGAGGGTAGGTTTTGTAAACCTTATCTGTTGGATTATCTTGTGTGTACTTATCATTAATTGTATTAATTTTATCCCCTAATTGTGCCTGTCTATTTGTTATATAATCCGGTTTACTTTTTGAACTATTAAAATAAGTGAAAGGTTGAAATGTATAAACTCCACTCTGGTCAAATGCACCGTCACTGTTTGGAATATAATTGTTGTACAAGTAACATTTTAAAAGATTAAACGAGACTGATGTTGAGTATGCGAAGAATGGTTTATCTGATTCCCAGTCGATCTTTATAATTGATTTACCGTCTGATTTTATATTTACTTGTTCTTCTAAAAACTTTAAAAGTACTTGAAAGGAAATATATAATTCACCGCCTCCATCACTATACTGTAGTATGTTTGCACCTCTATAATACTCACTCTTAGTGACTGTGTCTATAAATACTGTGTATTCTCCCATACGTTAAAAATCAGGTCCTTTTCCTGGTCCATAAGCACCGCCGAAGAATATTGATTGTAGTGCAGTATCCCAGGCATTATCTATTGTCGATCCGCTATATTTAACTCCTTCAAGTATGAATTTCCCTTCAGGATCTAAATGTCCTGTCTCTAAAGCTCTAATAAGGTTTACTAACGGATACTTGTTTCTATTAAGAAAATCTAACTGTGCAGTACCGTTTTCATCTTCGGCAGCTTTTAAATTTTTAAAATATTCTTCAAGTTTATTAACTTTAGTTTCATATTCAGTAACAGTCTCTCTCACCGTTGTGTTTGAAACTATTTCATCTGCTCTCCCTAAGCTAGTAACCCCCTCTCCAAGTATAGGATCCCAGTTAAAACTCTTTGCAAGCTCTACCCATTCTGGATTGTTTCCTATTGGGTTAGGACCGTCCCATAAAGCTTGTAGTCTTCTAAATTTTACCAGAGGTTCTCTTAGTTTCTCAAATAACGGTAAGTATTTAGTTTTAACTATATTAACTAGGGGTGTACTCTTCTCTACATTATCAGCGACCGCTACTACTTTTTTAGTCTCCTCACTTCCAAATTTAGCAAGTAAGCCTTTAAAGACTTCATCGTACATTTCATAAAATAATTTATTAACTTTTGAAACTTCTTTATTAACAACAATATTAACAATATTCTGAATGCTTCCTGAGGTTTCTACTTGTAATGAAATAGTTCCGGCTGAACCTGCTAGGTTAGCTTTTAGAGAATCTATAATATCACCAACAGAAATTAAATCAAGTTTAATATCAAAGCTTAAATCTTCATTTAAATTCCAAGAGTAGTTAGAAACTCTAGCCAGCATTCCATCGTAATTACAAGCTGTGTTTTCCTTATTTTCTTTTAATCTACTTTGTATTGTCTCAGGGTCTATATTATCATCGCTTTTGTAAAGTAAGTTCGGTATACTGTAGGCTCGGGTCTGTTGAATTTCTCCTTCGTTATCAAACCAGACTGTATTACCCCATTCCAAAACTACCGTATACCCTAGACGTAAATAAATAGCTTCTAATGCTTCAAATTGTGATCTACTATAACATTTAATACTTACTTGAGCTTGTCTTAAAGATCCATTATTTTTATAGGCACTACTAATTCCCGTAATGCCCGGAGGTGGTTTTAAGCCCTGGTCTGTGCTTGTTAGAAAGCCATAGGCATTATTAACCCCGTACCCTACCCCGCCTTTTAAAGGTTCTAAAACAGCAGAATTGCTTCCGGTAGCAAAACTAGAAACCCCGTTCCATAAAACTAAATTTCTTGCTAGAGCTGTTCCCGCTACTTCGTTTACCGAAGTGTTTAAATTACTTGCTAGAGTTTTTGCTCTATCTGGTTCAATCTTTACTCCGGAAGTAAGTCTTACCCAGGCTGTGTTTGAATTAAATACAACCAAGTCTTCAGGAGCTTTCTGAGTTTTTGCAAGTTTAGCTTGCCTGACATTAATTTGTTTGTCTACATAGCTATCAAAAGGTAATCCTAATATCTTAGCCATTATTTATATCATTAAAACTAGTTAATACTCTATCTAACGGAAAAGGGATACGTAATTGAACTCCCGGAACTGTGTAAAGTAAGTTATAAGCAATCTGAGGATTAGCTGCTGCAATGACCCAGTGTAAGGTAGAATCTCCGTAAAATTGATATGCTAGATTATCTAACCTATCTCCTGCTACTGGGTAGGTGTAAATATCATCTTCCCCGTACGGTATTTCTGGATACCTGGTTAGGCCCTGATATTGAATCCCGGTTGAAGTTTTATATAAAGGTGCATCTGAATATCGGTTCATGTTATCTACTCTTAGGTTTTACAACTTTAGGCGGCGTATCTTGCTTCTTCGCTGGTTTTACTGCTTGACTATTTGCTGCCATCATTGCGTCTAAATCTCTTAAAGGACCAACTTCAACTTTAGTCTTCTTAGCTGCTGCAGCTTTCCCGGCTTTAAAAAGTTCTCCGGTCGCAAACGGCTGTAAATTAGTTGCATTTATATAATCTGTTCCTTGTGAAGATCCTGAGCTGAAGGAGAAAGTGCCGGTCTTTGCATCATACTTGTTATTAAATTGATATGTTTTATTGTTTATACCTGGTCTTTCTGTATCCGTATTGTCTAGATAGGTATTTGTAGCTCTTGCTGGGGTAATTAGTGCTGTTGATTTTTTATTACCAACCTGAGGTACAAAATCATGAATTGGAGTAAAGGAAACATTTACATCAAATAATTTTGGAGTTTCCATTGTTCCTGTATCTACCCCACCTTCTGGTTCTGTTAATGCAATTTCCCAAGATGCTTCTTCTGGTATATTGTAAGTTAGGCTTGAAATAAAACCAGGCACAATATACAAATAATCTCCAATAGTTAACCTTACTAAGTTTCCTTTCATGTACCCGTTGGAATAATCTGGTGCTAGAGAAGAAGCAAGGTATTGTAGTTTTTGGTAGATTGACTTCATTTCGGCTCTTGATTGAGGGTGTACTTTAAAAGAAAAGCTAATATCCCTAGAAAAGCCAGTATAATTGTAAAAATTTTCTCCTCTACCTATGTACCTGATTGAGTTCCAGTCTGCTTTAAAGTTATCATTTATAGCTCCTAAAAATGCTCTAAAATGAACAAAGGTTGAAAAATTCGGATCAGCATTATCTATAACTTCAAATCTAAATTTTACTAAGTCTCTAGTTAATACGTCTGGGTCTAGTACAATATTATCGTAATACAGAGGTAGTATATTAATTCTATCTACCGTATCATTATCGTAGCTTGTAAGCTGTGTTCTGTTTCTTGTTCTTTTACCCGGGTTTCCTAAACCTACTCTCTGCTCTCTGTTGATTCTATTAGACTGGTAGTTAAAAGAAATTAACCCTAGTTGTGTTGGTATGTCTTTATTAGTCTTAAGTATTTCTTGTCTAAAGTCAGCTATACTACCTAAACTTGTATTCCCTACTGCTCCAATTGCTGTTCTAGCAACTAATTGCTGCTGGGTGAAAGTATAAGTTCCCGTACCTACCGTGTTAGCAGGGTTCATTGTTGGGAAAGAATTTGCAGGTCCTAAAAAATATACACTGTTTTGTCCTAAGAAATTAAGACTGTTAGTGTCTGTATTACCTGTATCGATTTGAATATACCCTAAATCACCTGCTTTATTAGAGACCCCTAAAGATCCTGTATAGTTTATTTTAGTATTTAAATTTACAGCAGTGTTTGCATAACCTAGAGATTTTTTTGTCTGGGTCTCAATATTACCTCCGTATACTCTATCAGAAGCAAATCCGATATTAGTCTGCCCTGACAGTTTTACATTAGGTCCCCCTAAGTAACTCATCACAGCCTGACTATTAAAACCTGAAGCTGGTGTTGGCACTAGCCCAAGTTTAAAACCTTCTGTTAAAGCTGTTGCTAATTCGGTAGTATCTTTAAAGCCGTTTATTTTAGACTTATATAGGATTGTTAACCTATTTGTATTCTCATCTTTATGATCATTTTTGTAGATGTAATCATATTTCTGAGTTGGGTCAAAGATTGGGAATAAACCCTGCTTTTCTATATGTAATCCTGTTCCGGCAGCACCAACCTGGGCAAGTGTCATCAAAGGATTATACAATCCTGAGATTGGGGTTGCTCTGTTGGGTCTTCCTGGTACTATTGGATTCTGTAAAGAAAGTAATTCTTGTTTGGCTACAAAAAGTAAACCTTCAGTAGTTAGTAAGAATTTTCCTATTCTTTCTAAATCATCTACCCTATCATTAAGAGCATTCTTAGGATCTCTTAATAAGAAATCTGGAAATGGTGCATTAGGATCTGAATTAACTCCTGGTAGTGGTTGTTGAATGAAAGGCTGTCCACTACTACCTCCACCCGGTCTATCATTACCAAATTTTAAGCTTCTTTGATTAAAAGGAGTTTCCAAAGCATTAACCGGCCCGGCTTTTGTTTTGTATTTTGCCTGGTATGGATTATCCTTATAAAAGGATGATAGGTCGGTTAATAAATCCTTTAGTGCCATTAAGGGTAGGTTGTTCCTTTTTCTGGATTTTTGTATTTGCTTGGTGTTTTACCGTTTAGGTCTAGTACAGAGGGCTGCGGTAATACGTTATTCATTCCATCATTGTATTGATTGAAGGCTGTATTAACTGCACTAACACTTGCACCGTCTAAAGAATAACCAGGTGTTCCTGCTAGATCGGCATGCATTTTAGAAGCCTGTGTAGCTAAAGGATTTACAGCTGGTGTTGCTCCGTCGTATGGTGTGTAGACTGAGCCTTTGTTAAGAAGTATATCTTGTATTCCCATGGTATTATTTAATTATAAATATTTGTAAGTTTAAATAGGTGCGCTATAGTCCACTGCACCGCCGAAAGTCTTAGATCCCCTACCCACTCCGTAATCTTGTCTTGCATTGGCATTGCCGATTGCAGCACCGTTTAGATTAAGGTTTATCTGGGTATTCGCAGGTGCTATGCTTATCTCACTCTTGACTGGTTGTGATTGTGTTGTTTGTGCTTGTGGTCTTATAGAACCCTTAGGTCCTGATATCATATCGTTAACATTGATTGGATTGGTTGTTGCAATAATGTTATCGTTATCGTTTAGTTTGTAAGCTCCTTCAGGTGCAAGTAAGGTTCTTTTTCCATATCCTGATCCTCCTTGTCCTGGTGAGAATAAGTCACCTGCATTTATTGCAGCTGTTAATGTAGCTATAAGTCCTATAGCTCCAGCAATACCCGCAATCCAACCAACTGCCGGAACTGCTGATGCGCTTTGCACTACTGATGCTCCCGCGTTTGCAATGTTGGCTGTTGCTGCTTGTTTAGCCTTAGTTCCAAAAAGTCCCATTGCTGCAGCAGACATAGCTATTGATGTTATTAACCTAGTAGTTATTGTTGTTGCGATTAATCCTACAATGGTATAAATACCTTGCATACTTGTTAAGAAAGACCCAATCGGACCTGCTACAAAATCACCAAAAGTAGCAGATAATTTATCTGTAGCTGCTTGGAATTTGTCTTGTACAGACAATGCTTCCACTCTCTTCCTTAAATCTTCATCAGCAATATTAGCAATTTCTTGTTCTGTCTTACCTCTATATTCCTGCTTGAACAACATCTCAGATAATTCATTCGAACTCATACCTAAAGATTTAGCATAAGCTTCTTGTTGAACTGCAGTCATGTTAGTGAAATCGCTAAATGTTCCTATTTGAGAATTTAGTTCATCCATTAGCTTTGACTGTTGATTTGTTAAGGCATAATAACGAGCTTGTTCTAAGTTGATCTGTTTACCGGTTAGTAATTCAGCTGCTAATTCATTTTCGATAGAGGATTGGAAGTCTAGAAGTCCTGAGGATACTTTTCCTAAAGTCTCCATACTAATTCCTAAAGCTTTTGATTTTGCTACTGCCTCTGTTAAAGCCTGGGTAGATCCTCTAAATTGAACTAATGTATATGCAGATGCTTTTCCAACTTCTGCTAGAACTGCTTTTTGATTTATTTGTGTTTTATATTGCTGTGAAACTTGATGAGTTGTTCTCAGCTGTGATTTATAAACTTCGTCAGAATCTTTTCCAAATGCTGCATATTGTGCTTGTAAGCCTCCTGCTTCTTGTTCTGTCAAGCCAACAAGTTTATTCAATCTTGCAAAAGTGTTTGCTGATTCTGTTGTCACTTTACCTACCGATCCTAACTTCTCCTGTAGTACTCCAAAGCTCTTAGTCATATCTCGACTAGTGATAAACATATCATCTAGGCTTAATGCAGCAGCAGAGAATTGTGCATTTAGTAGTAAAGCTTCTCCTTTTGAAATAGTTAGGTTTTTCTGAAGCTCAGTGGTTGATTTATCCGAGCTTAGGAAGCTTTTTACTAAAGCGGTTACTCCCATAGTAATTAAGGTTAATGGGTCTTTTAAATCCGCAAGTAAACCTTTACCAGTTTCTTTCGCAATCGCTTTTAGAGTCTGCATCTTCGTAGGAAGTTGTTTTCCTGCGTCCGCAGCTTCTTTCATCTCCTTAGTTACCTTCTGTAAAGCTTTAGCAGAAGCATTCCCCAGTCCTGGTATTTTTCCTATAAGGTTTGAAAGCTTTCCAGCAACTCCAAGTTTCTCATCTATTTCATCTAGTAGTTCTTTTTCTTTTTCTCGTTCTAGATTTTGATTTTTTAATTCATCAGAAACTAATTTAGTGTATAGTAATTGCCTCTCTAAAGGATCTAATAATTCAGTTCTACGTTCAACTTCTTTTTCAACAGCTGCTAGTTGCTCTTTCAGACCTGTTAACTTAGCCTGATTAAGTTGTTCACCTTGTTCTACTTTTTTTAGCTCTTCCTCTATTTCTTTTACCAGGTTGTTTTGAAGTTGAACTGCTCTGGAGGTTTTATCTACTTGTTTTTTACGTTCTTCTGTAATGGAGTTTTCTAATCCACGTATTGTTAAGTTTGCTTTAGCTATTAAATCGTTGTTTTTTGAAATTTCTTTTGTTTTCTGTACAACCGAGTTTAGTTCTGTATTTTGATCCTTAATAGCTTTTTGAAGTTTCTTATTTATATCTAAAGTGTCAGATTCTCTCTGTGAGAGTCTGGTCTGAATACCTAAAGCTTCTTTTAGAGATTCTAAGTAAGCAGTAGACACAGAATAACCTTCTTCTTGAATTTTTAAACGTTGTTCAAGTAAGTTATTTTGCTGTCTTAGTAGGTTGTTTTCCTCTGCTAATTTCTTAGGATCTTGATTATTATCAGCCATATATTATAAATATGAAAAGGCACCGGTTTTACGATGCCTATCCGTTGTATGCTGTTTTTTTACCTTTCGCGTAATCCGGTACTTGGACGGTACCTGATTTAATTTTAGAAGCTAACTCTTCTGGTGATTCTTGTTTGTTTTGTTTATCGTAATATTCTTTTATTTGATGAAAAATATATTTCCTCAAATGAATAGGGAGTTCATAAATTTCTCCGAAAGAATATCCACCATTACCATGAAAGACTATTTGATGTATTTGATCAAAAATATGTCTTCTATGCTCAGAAGTCAGGCCAAAAAAAGCTAACAGTAATTGGGAGTGTGATGTCCTCCTCAACACCACCTACGTCAACAGTAACATTTAAATCAATGTCTGGTTGAACTTTCTTAACATATTCACGTAATGCTTTTGAATCTCTTGCAAGTAATCCATTATCAACAAAGCTTCTGATTGCTCCAGGTTCTCTATTACCTTCTACAGAAGTAATCATGAATTTCAATCTTGTTGACAATTCTGGATTTAAATTTTTGTCGATTTTCTTTAGACCTTCTAATTCTTTTCTCACTTTCTCCTCATCACCCACAGTCATTACTTTGAAAGTAATCTTGGTTTTTGTGAAAGGCAGTTCATAGTTAAATTCATTAACATGAGGAGTGATTAAAGATTCGTCAAAAGGTTTATCTTCTAAAGTTGTTAAATCAATAATATGCTTTTGTCCACCGTAGCTAAATTCATAATCCTTACCGTAACCTAAGATACGGGCAGCAATCATTACTGCATTTTGATCTCCGGTAACTAAGTCGCTGTAATTTACTTTTGATACAATCAAAGACTGTAGTAGTTTGTCAATTACAATTCCTTTCTGGATGTAGTTTTGATTTGTTAGAATGTCTTCCTCTTTTGCGGTCATGTACTTCATTTCAAGTTTACCGCTGGCAAGTGGAGAATCTTTAGGGTAAAGTAATCCTTTAGAAGGAAGATCAATAACCTCGGTTGGGAATTTAAAGTCTGTCATATACTGGTTTGTTGTAACTATTCTATTATAAATATATAAGAAATACGTTTTAT